CACCAGAGCGTTCTGCCGTAAGGTCGCAGGACTATGCCAGATACGAGCATTCAGGCAAGTACCCCAGCACCCTTGGAAAAAACATAGCAGGAAACGCTGAAGCACAACTAAATCCTGGAGTGCGCAATCCCCTGCCCGGACTTATTGGGTCAGAGGTTCCAATCCCTGAGCCTGACCCGATGTTCCCACCCAAGACAAACCGAGCGGGTGGTGCAGCGCCTCAGGTTGCGTCTAAGTTCACCCCACAGACCATAGGTGGGCCGAGAGGCAAACAGGTGGCTTCAGCCTTACCGCCATGGACGGAGGCTCCTAAGCCTGCCTCAGTGTACGGAATGAACCCATCAAACACCCGAGCGCCTGCCTTAGACCCGCGCAGCATGACTCCATCTGCCATACCTATGCCGTCTGGCGCTGGTAACTTGGGTGCTGGCAATGGGATGTACAACTTCCCTAAAGGCACACCAACGAATGCTGGTGCTGACAGGTTGGCGGAGATTTACCCCGAGAAGACTCGCGCAGATAAGCAAAGAAAGAAAGCATTGGCTGCTGAAAGGCGTGCGCAGAAGAAGGCCATAGACAAAACGCTTGGCATTGCTGGCAAGGTGGGCAGAGGTGCTGTCTTGGGCCTGCCACTGCTCGCGCTTGACTACCTTGCTCCGAACAACGCTATCGCTGCAAGCCGTAACGAAGGCTACGGTATGCTGGAAGACATCGGCCTTGATGTTCAGGGTGGCATAGACAGTATTGACAATCCTTGGTTGTCTGGTGGCGCTTCACTGCTTGACGGTCTGTTGGTTGACCCGGTTATGACCGCTGTGGGCGGTGCTAAGAAGTTCAAGGAGATGATTCAGGAAGACCTTGCTGAAGCGAAAAGACTAAAAAAGAAACGCAAGGAATCCGGCTGGAAGCCCAAGGCATACCGTGGGGGTATGCTGGCGAATGGTGACTGATGCCAGCCTATATAAAACTAAAGCCTAAGTCTGAGCGCGTAAACTCGCTACTCTCTACTCCTGAGCAGATTGCAGCGTATGAGTCAGTAGATTGGGAAAATATCAACACTTGGGATGAGTCCCTAAGGCGTGGAGACATAGAATGGCTGCGTGAGCCTGTCACTCAGGCACACCTCGACGAACTTGAAGGAATCAGGAAAGAGGTAAGAGGAAAGAAACTTAGCGGTAGGCAACTTGATAAGTTGCAGTACATTGACCGACTGGATGATGTTTCCCCGAAGCAGCGGGCTGATGCGATAAAAAGGTTCGTACTTAAAGACAAGCCTTTCGCAACCTACACAGCGCCCACGGGTGACCGCGCTAGGGCTATTCCGCAAAACAGACAGCCCGGTGACTTCGACAGGATGGACAAAATCTACAGGGATGCTGCGATAAGAGGGCAGGCTGTGGATCATGGTGAGGCCATAATGGGCAAGCACGACTCGCCAAGGTACGGGATATACCGTGATGTGCCTGACAATATGCAGGGCATGGACCCACGGCTAAACCTCGACAAGAGCAACAAAATTCCTGAAGACTTTAATCAGTGGCAGTACAAGGAAGACCCCAAGACAGGTAGGATGGATGCCTACAGAATGGTTGATGGTGAGTTGCAAAAGGTTCCAAGATGGCAGGGAGGGTACGTGGACTTAGATGCTCCTGTTGACCCGAACCACAAACCCCTGTCGCCGGGGACGCAGAGCCTCATCAAGAATGTTGGCAAGGTTGGACTACTTGGTGGCGCTGAGATGGCTCTGAACTACTTTGCACCTGATAACCCTATCAACCAAGCGCGTCAGAAAGGGCATGATACGCTTACTGACCTTGGGCTTGACTTGCGTGGCGCTATTGATGGAATAGACCATACAGGACTAAAAGTTGCAGCAATGCTCGGAGAAGGATTATTGGTTGACCCACTGGTAACCGCATTCGGTGCTGGCAACTGGTTGGGTGACAGGATTCAGCAAGAATGGCGTGGTGAGAAAGCCAAAAACAATCTGAGCCGTGGAGGTTACGGTATGATGGGACGGTTCAAAAAACAAGGAATGCTATGACAACTAAAAGAGTGTTGGATGAAAGGCAGGAGAAGTTTGTTACCTTCTATGTCGCAACCGGAAACGCATCCAAGTCTGCAGAGATGGCTGGTTACAAACAACCCAAGCAGAAAGGATACGACCTTAAGAAGCGGTTCGCTCAAGAGATTGAGGAACGAACCAGAAACAAAATTGGCGATAAGGTTGTAAGCGTTATCGACATGACCTATCAGTTAGCGATGGAGGCTGAGTCAGAGGCAGTAAGACTGAATGCGTGCCGTGACTTGTTAGACCGCGCAGGCTACAAACCTGCAGACCATCGTGTCGTGGATGCAGTTAACACAACGGTCCACGAACTTTCAACAGAAGAGTTGGAGTCTGAACTCAAAAAACTATTAGGGAATGGAGATGGCGAAAGCCTTAAGCACTGACTTAGAGCGTGCTATAGAGATAGCACAGGAACTTAAGAATCGTAAACTCTTCAACAAAATAGAAGAATACGACCCTTACCCGTTCCAGCAGTTGTTCCATGATACCGGCAGATACAGCAGTCAAAGACTGTTGATGTGTGCTAACCGAATAGGCAAGTCCTACTCTGGTGCCATGGAGATGTCGTTTCACCTTACTGGGTTATATCCCAAGTGGTGGAGTGGCAAACGATACAAACACGCTATTACGGCATGGGTTGGCGGTATCTCTAACGAGTCCACCAGAGACATTTGCCAAGCGGAGTTGTTAGGTGCGCCTGAAGACCCTGAAGCATGGGGAACTGGCGCTATACCAAAAGACTTAATCATTAGTGCTGAGCGCAAGCCGGGTATCCCGAACGCTAAAGCACTTGCACTGATTAAGCACGTCAATGGCAGGAACTCTACGGTACACTTTAAGTCCTATGAGTCTGGCGTTGAAAAGTGGATGGGTCGTTCCGTTGACTGTATCTGGCTTGACGAGGAACCTGATAGGGTCCTGTACTCACAGGCAGTTACGAGAACGCTAGACCGTAAGGGTATGGTTTACATGACCTTCACGCCTGAGAAAGGCATGACGGAGACTGTAAGCGCATTCATGAATGATTTGAAGAAGGGACAGAGCCTGACTACCGCTACTTGGGATGACGCCTCTGAAACAATCAAGTCTCTGCAGGGAAACCCCGGTCATCTGGACACTGACACGATGGAGCAGATTCTTTCTGCGTACTCACCGCATGAACGAGAGATGCGCAAGTACGGCAAACCTATGATTGGTTCCGGGTTGGTGTTTCCAATCCCAGAAGAAAAACTCATCGTAGAACCCTTTACCATAAAGGATTATTGGCCCCGCATAGCGGGAATTGACTTTGGTTGGGACCATAACACTTCGGTAGTGTATGGCGCACTCGACCCTGATGAAGACATTTTTTACATATACGATGAGTATGCGCTCAATAAAAGGAGTCCGGCAGAACACTCCGTTGAGATTAAAAGACGGCCTCACTTCATTCCTATCGCTTATCCACATGACGGGAACAGGCGTGACTCAATGGGGAATCCGGGCCTTGCTGACCAGTACCGTAATCTTGGTTGCAACTTTTTACTTGAGCATTTCTCTAATCCTCCTGCTCTTGGCCAAACTAAAGGGTCTAACAGTGTGGAAGAAGGCATACAGAAAATGTTGGTTGCTATGGAAGAGGGCCGGTTTAAAATTTTCAGTACACTACATAATCTTCTTAGTGAGTATCGACAGTACCATCGTGCGGATGGGAAGATTGTGGCGCTCAAGGATGACTCGATGAGTGCCATGCGGTATTGCTACCAAAGCAGAAGGTTTGGAGTGGCTGGAGCAGATGACACATGGACATGGAACGCAGATGATGAGATTAAATATCCAAACTACGGAATAGTCTAAATGAAAGATAACAAAGCACCCAAGACAGATGAGGAACTGGTATCACGCATAGAAGGCGAGATATCAGAGGCTCTGGGTTATAACGATGTTATAGCGGAGCAGAGGCGAGCAGCCGTTGACTTCTACCACGGTATGCCGTTTGGAAACGAAGTTGAGGGCAGGTCACAGTACGTTGACCGCACAGTACAGGATACGATTGAGTGGATAAAACCATCCCTCATGCGCGTATTCGCGTCTGGCGATGAACTGGTCCAGTTCTCACCAAAGAATCCTGAAGATGTGCCAATGGCTGAGCAGGCAACTGACTACGTGAACTATGTTGTTCGTCAGGATAATCCCGGCTGGGAGATCATGTACTCATGGTTCCATGATGCCCTGCTGCAGAAGAACGGGATTGTGAAGGTTTGGTGGAACGAGTACGAGGAGGTTGAGCGTGAGGAATACCGCAACCTTACTGATGTAGAACTTGAGTCCGTTGTTGCCAACCCCAGTGTTGATATCGTTGAGCACGAAGACTACGGCGATGGCACGCACAATGTAGTGGTACACAGAACATCTTATGACGGACGTATCGTTATCGACAATGTTCCTCCATCTGAGTTCCTGATTAACCGTGACGCCAAGGACATTGAGGACGCTCGGTTCACCTGCCACAGGGTGCGCAAAACTCTTTCTGAGTTACGCGAAATGTACCCTGATGAAGACCTTGATGCAGATGACATCAAAGGAGGTGACATCTCGTCACCAATGTGGTCAACCTCACAGATCGACTACGACACTGAGATGAACTACCCATGGCAAACCGAGACTGCCACAGAGGAATCCCTGCAGGAGTATTGGCTGTACGAGTCCTTCCTGCGCACTGACTGGGATGGTGATGGAATTGCCGAACTGCGTAAGGTTTGTTCGGTTGGCGACAAGGTGCTTGCGAATGACGCAGTTGATTGCGTTCCGTTTATCAGCATCACGCCTGTAAAGATTCCACACAAGTTCTATGGGCTGTCTATCGCAGACCTTGTGATGGACTTGCAGAAGATCAAAAGTACGCTGATGCGTAACTTGCTCGACAACGCTTACAACCAGAACTATGGTCGATACGCTGTCCTTGAAGGTCAAGCGAATCTGGACGATTTGCTAACCGCAAGACCGGGCGGTGTGGTACGAGTGAAGTCACCTAACGCAGTCATGCCTTTGGCGACTCCTGCTCTAGAACCGTACACCTTTGAGATGCTGAACTACATCGACGGTATCCGTGAGGAACGAGCCGGTGTCAGCAAGTATTCCAACGGCATGAACGACAAGGCTCTGACGAGCCATACGACTGCTGCTGCAGTGAACGCTGTCATGACCTCAGCACAGTCCCGCGTTGAACTGGTCGCAAGGCAGTTCGCAGAGACAGGCGTCAAGGACCTGATGAAGCGGGTCTACGAGTTGTTGGTCAAGAACCAAGACCGTGAACGCATGGTTCGCATTCGAAACGAGTGGGTTCCTGTCGATCCTACGCAATGGGATTCGAGCATGGATGCAGTTGTGTCTGTCGCTTTGGGTCACGGCAATAAAGACCAGCAGGTTGCTCAGTTGAACAATGTTCTGAACATGGCAGCGAATGCTAAGGCCAAGGGTGACCCCATGGTCACGAATGAGAACATCTTTAACATCTCAGCAGCGTTGCTTAAGGCAATGGGCTATCAGAATTATGAGGACTACATCACGCCTCCGCAGATGCAACAGCCACCTCCGCCAAACCCAGAGCAGCAGAAGGCTCAGATGGAAGCGCAGAAGATTCAAGCTCAGATACAGAACCTCATGGCAGACGCACAGCGTGACCAAGCCAAGGTTCAACTCGATGCCCAGAAGTTTGAGCATGATAAGGCGATTGAACTTGCCGAACTGGAACTGAAACAGGCTGAACTTCAAATCGAACTAGAAACCGGAATGAACGTAAAGGCAGGATAAATGTCAACAGAACAGCGTGAAACGCACGCAAAGCGTTTACTGGAGGACCAACTCTTTGTGGAGTCCTTCGAGATATTGAAGAAACAATTGGTGTCAGAGTGGATGCACACTGACCCACTAGAGATTGACAAGCGAGAGGCAATACACCTAAGCATCAAACTTGTGGACAGATTGTATGCTCATATCGAGAGCGTACTTGAGACTGGGCAAATCGCCAAGTCATTAACCAAGCACCCATATATCTGACAGGAGAAAAATTATGGATAATCGAGTTAGCGAAGTGGACATCCCGAATCTACCGGAATCCGCTTCTGTAACCGAAACAGGCGAAGGCAGTATTGCCGAAGCAACAGACGCACTGCTGAATATGCTGGACGCAGAAGATGCACAACCCAGCGATGAAGCAGAGCAACCCTTAGAAGAAGCAGATGAGTCCACCCCGGAAACGGAAGACGAAGATGTGGAAGAAGGTGAGGTTGAGGACGAAGCCGAATCCGAAGAGGATGAGGACGAGTACGAACCTGAGGAGAACCGAGATGAAGAAGGCAAAGACGCTTCCGATGTCTACACCGTTACAGTTAATGGTGAAGAGATGGAGGTCAGCGTTGATGAACTTGTCTCTGGTTATTCACGCCAGAGTGACTACACACGTAAGACACAAGAACTGGCAGCGGAACGCAAGCAACTGGAAGAAGCCTTCGAGCGTATGCGAGAAGACATCGAACAGAACAATACAATCCGCGAGCAGTACATTCAAGCAACTGGACAATTCATTGCTGCATCTCATGCAGACCTTGAGAAGTTCACCAAGATTGATTGGCGTGCCTTGAAAGAGGATGACCCAATTGAGTATGTTACCAAGCGCGACGAGTATCGAGATGCGCAAGCCAGAATCCAGCACGCACAAAGACTGCAGCATCAAGCAGCAGAAGAGGCGGAGCAGGAAAGGGCTTTGCTACTCCAACAGCACGTTGCAAAGGAGCATGAGTTAATGGCGGAAGCCATGCCTGAATGGGCAGACACGGAGAAACGCTCAGCACTTGCTGGACAAATCCGTGGTTATGCTGAAAGCATGGGTTATCAACAGGAAGAGATTGAGGGTCTTGCAGACCATCGTTCGCTTCAGGTTCTAATCAAGGCTATGAAGTATGACGCCCTGCAGGGTGGTGACATCAAGAAGAAGAAGATACGCAATAAACCCAAGTTGATAAAGTCAGGTACATCCAGAACCAAGGATGCTGCTGATAAGAAGAAGCGTGCTGCACAAGCCAACCGTCTGAAGAAGTCTGGCAGTTACAAAGACGCTGCTAAACTTATGGAGGACCTTATCTAACAAAACCTAAGGAGAACTGTTATGGCAGTACCTACAAATACCCGCACCACCTATGGTGCCGTTGGAATCCGTGAGGATTTGTCCAACATCATTTACAACATCGCGCCGGAGGAAACTCCGTTCATGAGTGGCATTGGTCGTTCAACCGCTGACAACACCTACTTCGAGTGGCAGATTGACACTCTTGATGGTGGTAACGATAACCGTCAGTTGGAAGGCGATGACGCCAATGTTCTGGCTGTTGACGAGCCGACCCGCGTAGGAAACTACACGCAGATCAGCACGAAGGCTGTCCAGAGTTCTGGCACCGCTGAGGCTGTGGACTTTGCCGGACGTAAGTCAACTCAGGCTTACCAGATGGCTAAGCGTGCGAAGGAGTTGAA